CTAAACGTGGTCATGGCGGTGTGTCTCTCATCTTTTGTTAGTGGCATAACTTCAAAAGAATTAATATATCTAGGCATAAGATTACTGGATATAGTAATTCTATTGTCTGTGTGATTAGTTCTATAACCATGAACACAATTAGATGGCCACAGGATCAACGATCCTTCTAATCCTACCACTTCATTAATATCATTATACTTGGTATGCTTATGATTAGTCAACATATATGAATAATAATCAGGATATTTTTGACTCTCATTAGGACGATAAAAATAAGTTGGCGAGTGTGACGAATCATCAAAGTTGACATAATATAAGGCACACACGGCAGAATTAATATGGAAATGTGGTAGTTGTTTGCCACCAGCATCACATACATTTATCCAACTATCAGTTAAAAAAAACTGTGATGTATCATAGTTCAGTATGTTTCTGGCATATATCTCTGCTTGTAGTTCTATCCACTCTCTTAACTCTTTGTACTTATCATTTGATAACGGCGAATAGTAATCCAAATGTTCAAGTGATTTGGCAGTGGCATCTATTTTCTTATGTTCGTACTCACTACCATGACTCTTGATTTCATCAATCAACAACGACTTAACTTTCTCATGCTCTGGGTACATTACCACACCTAATTGCACTGGCAGTATGTCAACTACCCTCATGTCCTTTGCCCCACACTGACTCTACAAAATTAGGGTCTAACATTTCCTGAGAACAAGCAGATGTATTGAAACTTACTGTCCATCTGTCCTCATCAGTATTGTTTACTCTACTGCCATGTTCTAACCATGATGGAAACAAATACAAATGTTTCTCTTTGATGGGAACATCATAGAAATACTGTCCATAGGGTGTCTCTCTTACATTGTGAACACACATCATATATGGTTGTAATGGCGATACCACGAAGAATTTACCAAAGTCTCCCTCTGGTAGGTCAATATAATATGCCCCACTTATCACACTTGACTCATGCCTGTGTCTCTCTGTTCTGCCACCTTTAGGTAGGATATTGAACCACGAACCACTAATCACTATAGGCCAGTTGCCTATCTTCTCAGAGAAATGATTACAACACTGCTGAAATGTAGTCAACATTGGTTGAGAAACCTGATCCCTAAGTGGATCCCAACCACCATGAGAACTCACACCACCCACTGCTAATGAATGTTCATGACTCTGACCTCTAGTTTTTACATGATGATGAAATTCATCTATACCAGGCGCACCTGTGAGATCATATTCTTCTAATAATGTAGGAAATAAATCCATGTCAACTCCACCTAGAATAATCTATGTTAAGAACAACTCTTAAATCAGAGTCAGTACAGGAAGTTCCAGCATGAAGAAAATTGCCTGGAAATATCACTGCTCTGTTTTCTTTTGACTCTACCTTTTGGCCGTCCTCAAAGTATGTATATCCGTTGTTGTCATTGAAATATATCACACAAATATTATAGTCAGGCACGTTCTCAAAGGGTGGTTCTGGACTCTCACTTGGCCCTGTAATATCAACGTGTAATGGTTTCTCTTGTATCTCTGTAGTTCTTGATGTTGCATTAAACTTAACTCTATTGATTCCTATAGGATTAAGTGTGGCAAATATTGGTTTGACTCTCTCGAACATATCACTAATAGGTACACAATTAGCATAACACATATGAGAGAATTGGGGGCAGTTATCTCCCTCTTTTACTGAGTTGGCGGTATAATACCACGGCATACGCCCACCAAAGACATAATCTCTGATGGGCGTAAACACTTCTTCTGGTAGGAAATTATCGTAAACTTCTATGTTCAATCTTTATCACTGTGAATGTCATCTGTAGTACATGGCATGATACTAATATCAATATTGATACCCTCTGCTGTGGTATCTCTAGCGATCTTCAACCACTTAGGAGCCATTTTCTCTTCCCAATTTGCTTTATCAGTAGGAGTTGAATGGTAAATCCACATTTTGCAATTTGTGACTGGCGGTTCTCCCTCTATTTCTGCAACTTTGTTTGCATCATAGATTTCTTCCAACGCTCTATCATACCTAAAGTAAGCAGAGGAACATTTAACAGAACACCAACCATCTTTACCTTCAAACTTACTGACAGCTTTGTCTATAGTTCTGTTATGTGGAGCGGCCTTATAGTTAATCCATATTTGGCCATTTGCTCTTCCTTCCTCTTTTCTGAGAATGTCATTGACCTTATTTCTGAGTTTGTGAATAGTTCCTGTGTACCATGTGCCAGTGAAACCTATCGCCTTTAAAACCTCAAGGTTTGATTCAGAATCTATTGGAATGCCCTCTTTGTTATGATTTTCAAGTAGAAACTTGATGGCAGTGGCATCATCAGTTTCTTTTCTTCTGACTTTTGATCTTGGGTTAAGAAGATTACAGAAAGTACTTAGTTCTGCATCTGTAATTTCCTTATTAATCCAGTAAGGTATTCTTACCACACCAATCATTTGGCAATGCTTTGAAAGATCAGCAGCATTTACCGAGTGGTTTCCGTCAACTCTCAAGTCTCTACCACCCTCAGCACGACCCTCAAAGACGATGGCTCTTACTCCCTGTCCTTTACCAAAACAATTTGTGGTATCTCCCTTAGCAAGGTCGATTGCCTCTTTTATTTCTCTTTGATGTTTGTCATCATGTTGAAACCTTACTTGGTATCCTTTCATTGCAACTTGCGATGCAATACTTTCCATTATTGTTTCAAACTTATTCTCTTCAATATCTTTGATTAGAGCCTTACACTTGCTCAAATTTATATCAGTATATTGTTGAACACCATTGGTTTTGTTATACCACTCTGGACTGTTCTTTGCATCAACACCACTTAAAAGTAGATTCTCTTGTTGCTGCATTTCTTTTTTACTACCATACGAAAGAATGTCAATTACAAATTCTTCGTCTGGACTAGCAAATGCTAGATTAAATTCTTCGTTTGTTGATGAATGTTCGTAACCATCTAGTGTAGAACCAGTATGATAACCAGCATATTTCATGTTGTTGGACTTCTGTGTCCACTGGTACAAATATGAATTGTACGAGCTAGGCGCCAAAGCAATGGAGCCCTCTGTTATAATAGGCATAAGATTAATTGTAATAACATCATCTAATCCCACTTAAAAAAGCAAAGATTATCTGAATTAACTCTTTATATAGTAGGCCACTTATTTCTGTCTGTCAAGCCCTATTTTGATTCCTTAACATTTTTTTCATAAAGAAGTCTCCACATCTTAGGATTTAACTTCTTGATAGTTAGTTCGTCAAGTTTCTTTGCTTCCTTTTTCATTCTCAAGAATCTGTAACATTTCAAGAGCACCTTGCACCTTCAAGAACTCTTCTTTCTTAAGTTCAAAAGTTCTGTTCAATTCTTGTATCTCTGCTTGAAGTGTTTTTGATCTCTCAAGCAACTCATCTTTGTGACTCATAATCTTACTGTACTCACTCTATATATTATACCACAATAAATACTAATGGCATAGTAACCGAACAAGATGGATTTCAGTTCCGAACAAATAGATCAGCAAGAATATGAGATAAACTCCAATCCAGAGTTACAGAGGTCAGAGTTTGCTCCTATAGCTAAAAGAGAATATTTCCATGAGAAAGTTTATAAGACTCTAGTAACACTTGGAGACTTTAAGTGTTATGTCTGGTTTTATGATGAGGATTATGACGACAAAAGAACTGTTAATGGTACAAAAAGAATCCATATTGTGCCATCTGAAGAAAGAATAGAAGATTCCATAGAAATTAATAGATATTTTAATATTGCTAACGCAGCATGGTCTGAGGGTGTGATATATGTAAATGCAATCTTTAGGAGAAACGGCACTGCCTTCACTCAGAACAAAGATTTAAAAGACTGTGTAAAATATTTCTCAGGTGTAGCACCACACTACGGGGCAGATAAAGATAAGATTGTAGCGATTGATATTGCAGATAGTGAGAAGATGTACGACATGAATTATGATAGTGTCACATCCAATACCTATGCTGATGTATCTAACAACGTCTATACAGACTTTACATCTGGGGCAGTGGGTAACGGCACGTTAAGTTTAAGTTATAGTACTGTGTTTGCAGCAGGTGCTATACTAATGAGTGCAGTAAATAGCACTTATGGTAAGGGAAATAATCTCGGTGCATACTACAGAGGCACAGGAATTGCAAATATAACTCAAAATAATCAAGTTCCTACCAGTGGTGCGATAGCATTTAGTAATCTTAGAAACACTGTTAAGAAGATAACTGCTCAAGCAAATGGTAATTGGATGCACTTACAAGCACGATATGAAGTGTTTGGGGATGGTGCTTATACATCTTCAATTGAAAAGGAATTGAATATTGCTGGTAATGTTGGTTCTAGTGGCAATGACCACCCAGCGATCAGATTCAACGACAGTGGTGGTGGATCTATAACTTTAAATATCAATAACACCAGTGGTAGTCCAGTTGTGAGAGGATTTGCTGGAGATAGAGGCAGTGCTGGTGGGGGCGATGGTGCTACTGGTGGCATTGCTATGACTATATCAAGTCCAATAAAAATGCCTCAGTCACACTGGAACGATAGAGTTCGAGGTGGTGGCGGAGGCGGCGGAGGCGGCGGTACAGGTGGTCAAGGTGGCGGAGGAGGTCACAGTGGTCACAGAGTATGCACTGGTTGGTTCTGTAACGGTTCTTATCTAGTATGTCATGGAAATGGTGGTACTGGCGGTAATGGTGGTGCTGGCGGTCAAGGAGGTAGAGGAGATGGATATTACTGGGATGGTTCTGCTTGGATTGCTACTCACGCTGCTGGTCAATCAGGAGGTGCAGGGGGCGCTGCTGGTTCGGGAGGAAACAGTAGAGCAGGCGGTACAGGCGGTACTGGAGGTAACGGAGGAACTGGTGGTGGATTTGAAAGCGGCGGTGCTGATGGAACTATTGGTGGTAATGGAACTAATGGAGGCGGTAGTGAACATGGTTGCGGAGGGCATCCAGGCGGCCAAAATGGTAAGGCGGGAACTGGTGGCGGTAGTGGTGCTGGTGGTGGTGGTAGAGCAAATTACAGCAGTGGTGGTAGCGTAACTTATACCTAAGATATTCCGTAAATTATTTCTGACTTAACTCCATCTGCGTCAGCAGTTAGTATAGTGGCACCATGAACTGCCTGTGGGAGTTCTTCCCATGTAGATATTTCATCTATCCAATCATCAGATAACCAAGTATGATCTTTGGCACTGGTAGCTATTGTTGCAACGCATTGTTTATGTGAAGCATGACGTTCATTATATAATCCAATATTGTCATGAGGTGATGTTCCCTCTGGGGCATCTTTGGCAAATATTGTAGATAGGGCATATCCTAGTTGTTTCTTAAGTCCCGACTCATCACACTCTATAATTATCTCTACTAAGTTATTAATATCATCTACTAATATATCATCTACACTTGAACTAAGTCCTTGAGTGTTCTGATATATCTTTGTGTTTGATCTAGTCCCAATATATTTGTAAACATCATCAGATACCGATTTAGTTGGCATCTTTCTCATTCCTAGTCGTAGATACTTGTTGACTTTACTAATACTCATTGATGTCAACTCATAGTCATGATAACCAGAATCAATATTTTCAAATAGATCAAGTAATCCTTTCAACAGTGTATCATTACCAGTTGTATCTACAGCAATCTGACAAATGGCATCTATAGTGGCAGAGAAGATAGGTATGGGTTCAAAAGATAATATTTCCTCTATCATAATATCGTTCTGAAAATATAGAAACTTATACTTTTGTAGATATGGCCATAGTTTACTCTCTCCAATCGAGCCATCAAAGTATTGGTATTGATTAAGTCCAGTAGGTATTTGAAATTTAAAACCATATTTGGTTTCAGCAGACTCACTCTTAATTAATCCACACCCACTATCAAGATCAATAGAAAATAAGTCAGGATATATTTCTACAATACTCTTCACTGCCTCTATATCAGCAGAGTTGAATAAGTTAGGATATTTTCCTGAGTTAGATATGCCAATTAGATTGTCTATGTCAACCATTGTTTTCCTTTTTGATAACTGAACCAAGTAATAACAGAATACCTCTCGCCTCTAGTGACAGGGGTGATTTCATGTTTAAACAAGTGATTACTTGGATATACATGAACAGAGTTTTCATCTGAGAGTATATTATATCTCTTCCAGAATCTGATCCAGCCACCCTCATAATCTTGATTGATAGCGTAAGATGTAGTTACAGACCCAGCATCAGCATCAACGTCAGCATGAGGAGATAGATACCCGCCAGTAGGATATTTACATAACCAGTATCCAGAGTATTTATCGTAGATAGGGTCTGTTGGTAATGTGTCTTTATAATCTTCGTATATCTTAGGCATCAATCTAATATGTGCCTTGTGTATTAAATCAAATATCTCTCCATGATGAGGTTCTAACAAAACCTGTGACCTCAAACCATGTATCTTGTAATAAGAATTTGGTGGAGGATTTATTGGTTCTGGCCAGTCGAATCCTCTGCATAGTTCGAGCAATCTTCTATGATCGACTGTAGGAAGAACATCCCAATGATGAAAGATACTGTCCAATAATCCCATTCTTTCATGACCTGTTTACATCTATGTTTAAACTATCGGCAAAAACAAAACCAGACAGTGATATTCTAGGCATATCAGTGTACCATCCTTTTTTCATTACTGCACTATGCCATATGTATGAAGGATATATTACTAACCTATTGAATTTCATTTGTATGTGATGTTCTTCTTCCCAAACATCTTCAATCAACATAGTGTCATTATCTACTTTCTCTTTTGATTTCTCTACAAAATCATATACCCACTCTTTATAGTTCCAGTATTGTTGTGTTCTTTTAAATGGAGTATGTACGTTCTCCATATTAGTCAGTCCAGTTGACTTGTGGGTGAAGAATGAAGTTCCGCCATCACCATCTTCATTCAAATATAATACACAAGCATATACTGCTGGGTCAATGTGTGGTTGTATAGAGACTCTATGAACTTCTCTATCACTATTCATAGCATTAACTTGATATGATACCTTTACTTCACTTGGATCTAGTTTTTTAAAGTTAGTACACTTCTGTATTAAATGTCCAACAAGATAAGTTACTTCTGGTAATTCAATGTGCAACTTAGACTGATAGCCTGGAAATACTTCATTGGCAACATTCAAGTTATTAAATTGCATTGGCACTTTCTTTACCACATCATCAATGAAGGCGTGTGGATTCTCCAATACATTATCGACTATGATAACGTGATGATTGTCTAGATTAGTTACATCATAACTTAAATTATCAGAGACTCTATGAGTCTTATCATCAATAATATTCAATTGCATAATGAATTTTTAAATATTTATTTGGACTTTAGATCGTCAATCTCCGTCTTAAGTTCCTTGATGGCCTCTATCAATAGAGGAACTAACTTCTCATACTTAACAGTCAAGTATTCGTCAGGACGACAGGCAACTGCCTCTGGTAATACTTCTAACACTTGTTGTGCAGATACGCCAGAGTGTCTACCATCTGGTAAGAATAATCCTTTACCAGTTTCATTAAACTCATAAGTGAATCCACTTAACTTACATACCTTAGAGACTGCACCTTCAATCTGTTCGAGATTTGTTTTCAATCTCATGTCAGATGCAAAGGCAGTGATGTCTCCACCGACTGATAGGTTAGTACCATCAAATGTAAGATTACTTGATGTTGTAGTGGTGTTAGATGCTGAGTTGTATATAACTCTATTTGCTCCACCGAGTACGTTTGATGCAGTAGTACAAGTTGTGGCGTTACCATTTAATCCACCAGTAGCAGAGAATGTTCCTGTAACAGTTAGGTTATTAATACTGTTGTTTCCACTCAAGGTAGAACCACCAGCAGTCAATCCACTAGGGAAAGAACCAGTTCCACCAGCAAAGTTGGTTGCAGTAATAACATTGACCTTTGTGCTACCATTTGAGTCTCTACCTACAACAGATGCACCTGATGTCCAGTTGCTGTCTACCATATGCAAACCATCAAGTAAGTCAGCGTTCAAGTTAATACACTTAGAAGTAGATGCGACTACAAGTGGAGGTACATTAGTTGCAGTTGACTGGAACTGGAATGACTTAACCTGTCCAGCAGAACCAGCATCAATAGTCATGTTACCACCACTACCAGCACTCAATGCTGTAATGATACCAGTATTTGCACGAATGGTTGGGGCAGTAAGTCCATTACCGCCAGGTGTCATGTTGATTCTTTCTATCGTTGCAGCGAAACCAACAATACAAGTGTAGATACCAGCGTTAGCAAAGATACTCAACTGATGAGCCTCGTTGCCTGGGTTTGATGGATACTTACTACCGATATATCTGGTAGTCATACCATCAGAATCTACATCATTAGAGAAGTAGGCATCAGGCCCTATAAGGTCATCAGTAAATGTGATGTCTGTACAGGTTAGGTCAGCAATGTTTGCAAGTTCAATGTCAGCATTACCACCACCAGCAGAAGGAACTGTTAAGTTAGTGATAGTTGCGTTTGTAACTGACTCATTAGCAACTGTAAGTTGGTTGGTAACTTGGAAGTTAGTTGCAATACCACTAAAGATATTGGAGTTGTTTACATACTCTGTTCCCACATGAGATAGAGTTGTAATACCAATATCAGAATAGTTCTTAGCAATCGCTGCATCAGTAACTATAATATTTGTTACGATACCAGAATTTGCATAGAAATTAGTAACCGCCTCTAGAGTTCCAAATGAACCATTAGTTGCGTTTACGAACGAACCATTGAATGTACCACCTGTACTCTCAAGGTTTCCAACTTTAAGTGTACCACTAAATGTACTTACACCAGCATATGTTGATTTCCATGGCCCTTCAAAATGTATCGCAGCAGCAGGCTTGAAGGTCACATAAGTACCAACAACTTCCATGTTGAAAAGTCTGGAAGTACCAGCCTCATGCACCTGTGTATAGTAACCATGATTTTCCCAAGGGATTCCTTCGTAGGATATACCACCTGTAGTATTGTATCCCCAGAAGTTAGCGTTCTTCTTAATTACTAGAGTGTCATAAGATACACCAGAGAATGACTGGTTAGCAGCAAAGGTAACAACACCAGCAACGAACAAGTCTTTAATCTTAGCAACACCATTGACCTCAAGTGAATCCTTGAATCCAAAGACACCACCTGATTGTCCAATACCTATTTGATCTGCCTTGAAGAATGATCTATTTGTTTCTTGTGATATAACACCAAATCTTCTCCACTCACCCTCTGCGAAGATGTGACCTAAGTATCCACCAGCGTTAGGGACACCAGCAAATGATATGTCACCCGATCTTGCAGCAGTTACAGGAGTTGAGATACCAACTGTGATTAACTTACCCTGTGGGGCATCTCCTCTAATTGCCAAGTTGATAGTTTCTATACCATCTTCTGATGTGTTTGTTATCTTCTCTGTGAAGTTAACAGGGCCATAGAACTGTGATGTTCTATTGTTGTTGTCTCCACCCTCAACTGTGAGTGACTCTCTGATTAATACTTCATCAAATACACCAGCCGCTCTCTTGATTGTCTCTGCCTCAGCATCGTCACCAACATAGGTGAACACTGGCGCTTCAAGAACTTCTTCTTCACCAGTAATAGATGATAACTTCTTATATCCTGTGAAGAAGTCTCCAGAGTCGTTCATACCAGTGTAAACAACTGTACCACCATCAAGTTCTTTCTTCTGTGCAGTCAGTGATTCTGTATCTGATAGAACTCTGTCTTGTTTCTGTGGTAATGATGTAGAATAGTTTCCAGATCCATAACCAAGATATTCAAACGTATGACCAGATGCACGAAGGATAGATGGCCTACGAAGTTCCATGGCAAGAATTTTGACCTTCTTGATTGTAGTTCCAGTAATTGCAGCAGATGCTGGAGTACCAAACTGTCCACGAAGTATATTGTTAATGTTATCGTTAGTAAATCTTACGATCTCTCCATTAATAATACAATAGTCTCCTCTTCGGAATCCCTCTGTTGATGTAAGACTAATGGTTGTATCAGTAGATGTTAACGGAGCATTAGTTGTGGTAGATATACCAGTATAGAAGTATGAACCTCTACCAGCCAAATTGTTTTCACCAGCACTCAATGATTTACCATTAGCGGATATACCAGTACCAAAGAGTCTAACGTCTGTTGTTAGATATGAAGTGTCAATACCAGCAGTGATGATACCAACATTGAAAGTAAGACTTCTAAGTGGTAATCCATCCTCTACACCTTGAACAACTAATTTCCTGTCATCAAATAATGGGTTCTTAGTTCCTTGAATAACAAATGCGTTACCAGGCACAAGTGAATGATTGTTGTCAACTCTTACAGTTGTAAGTCCAGTGGCCCCAGTAACATCAATGTAAGTTACACCAACACCAATATTGGCTAAGTGGTAAGTCGGAACTCTTCTGTCATCCCTATCTGTGAAGTATGGTTCTAAGTTTCTAGCAGTACCTATCTCAACTGAAATAGATTTGGATGTAGGAATATCAACGATCTTGAATGTTCCATTTAACTTAGGATCTTCAAAACCAGTTAAATTTAATCCATCATGAATATTATTAAAGATACTTGTGACTGATACTACACCAACTGTAGAAGGGGCCCCAGCAGGGAAGGAAGATATTGTCATGGTATTACCTATACCATAACCACAACCACCATCAACTAAAGATACCTCTGTGATCGTACCAGCAGCAGATACAGTAATCTTAGCAGAAGCATTTCTACCAATTAGTGCATTATTTTCTAGATCCGCAGCATATATGACTGTTGCGATTCCAGATCCGTTATTGTACCCAGCGCCAGGAGTTATAAGTTCTAATCCTTTGATTGAGTTATAATTATGTTCAACGTCAGTGAATAGAGTAACAGTGGTATTACCAGAACCAGTTATAACTGCACCTGTAGCAGCATAACCTACCTGTTGTCCTTGCATAAAGTAACCAAGAGATTCTTTGGTTATTGATCTGCCTTTATCACTTGTTACAACATCACCAATGATTTTAGCACTAGCATGAGTAATTGCTGGTTCTGGATCTGAGTTGTAGTTGTCTCTATCCTGTTGTGGATATAGGTTTCTTACGTCCTGTGAGAAGGACTTCATTGATACACCAAAACCTAGATCCTTGTCTAATGGTATTGATGAACATACTAAGATGACATTGTAAACACCATCTTGTCCAGATGTGCCAGGCACATGAGGTCTGTTCTCTTGAACTCTATAGACTGCAAAACTATCAACTGCCTTTGATCTCTGAACTGTTGGCAATGCCTCGATTTGTTGCTGTGTGGTTCTTTGGTTTACTTGGTTTAGGAATACGCCTGGATCTGTATTAATACCAGCAACAGTAAATGATTTAGTAGATATAATATCAGCAATTGGATGTTCACCGTTGTATCCAAGTTTAGGAGCTACAACAGTATTATTTGCACTGTTTACATTGCTGATTTTAACTAAATCATTAATTTGTAGTCTATGTGGTTCTTCTGTAGTAAATGTAAGAGTATTAGCACTATAAGATGCGTTCTTAATAATTTTGACGTTCTTAAGTTGAGTTGGGTTACTTAGGTCTGCACTCAAGAATGATGCACTACTTACACCAACTGTCTTAGATTCTTGTAAGATGAAACCAGGCTTAGGAGCACGAGCATTGATATGTTCCTTTGGTATAACATATCTTGCTCTATAAACTCTGTCAAGTAATGATCTATTATCTACTCTTCTCTTGAGGAATGTGGTTCCAGTTTCTTCTCCAATGACACTGACACCAATAGTATTGATGGCAGGGAATATAGTATTGAATGTTGTACTTGGAGATCCAAGAACATACCAACCACCGACAGTATTTGGCACACTGTTGATAGTATATGTGGTTTCATCATACTGCATTGGATGGCCAGGGTCGCCAGGATTCTTGTCAGACACCCTTGATCTAATTGTTAGTTTACCACCACCATTTGATATACCTGTGATAGGTCTACGAGCAATAGCATCATTAAATGTAGATGCCAATTGTATTCTGTCTGCAGCGAGTGTACCACCAGATATTGCAAAGTAAATCTTATCATTTATGATGGCACTTGGAGTTTCACCAGTGTTACTGAATACTCTTACCTTCTCTCCATTTACTAATTGGTGATTAGTTTTGAATTGTAGTACGTTAGAAGCAATAGCATTAACACCAGAGTTTCTAATAACCTCATACTCTTTTACAGATGATGTTCCAATACCACTAGGAACTTGCATAAAGATAGGAGACTCATAAGTTTCCTGTACTGCCTGTCCAGATAAAGTATTAACTAAACTTAGGAATACCTTATCATTTTTTCTGGCACCAACTTTAAATGAATCAATTTCTGATGGAGGCACTATCTCCTCGTTATCATATCCAAAGAGATATAATCTATCTGTAACACCAACACCGATAGTCTTTCTAGTGTCAAGAGTTAACCATGATACAGTCGAGTCCTCTCTTGTAATCTCTCTTGGTGGTATGATATGTGTGATATAACCTACATCATCTCTATCAAATGAGTCTGGACGGAAACCTGTAGCCTCAAGTGCAGTCTGTCCAAAGTTGGAGTTAGAGTTGGTGATTGATGCGTCACCGCCTCGTTCTGCATGGAAGTGTCTTGCATATGCAATAGCGAAAACAGACACCAACTGAATAACAGAGTTATTCCTAGTCCTCATGTGTGAGGTTTCATAATTTGGTTTGTATATCGCCCTTGAGTTAGAGTGTAGTGGTTTCTCTGACTCTGCTACTGTGGTAGTATCATTAAAGATTGCAGTAGTAGGATTATAAAGAATGAATGAGTTATCGTCTTTCTGAATTGAGATACCAGTAAACTGAGCACAAACCATAGATTTGAAACCAGTTGCCTTATCTCCGTCACAATCTAATCCATTCATACCAAATACTGAACGGAGTGATACGTTAAAGATGTATGGAGAAGCAGATCCTACAGTATCAGATTCAACAATAACACTTGAGTTCTGTATTTCCTGTGCAGTTGGTAGAGCATTGCCAGGAACATTTGAAGTCTGGAATGTGAACTGAGTAGGACTTATTATGTCATCTACAAGGAATGAACCATTATATGATGTGATTGCAGTTGTAATACCAGCAATTAAGACAGGAGTATCCTTGAATAGTCCATGAGCCTTATTAGTATCTACAGTAATAGTTGCAGTTGGAGTGTTACCATCACCAGCCTTGATAGATGTAACACCAACTGGGTCTGCTTGTAAATCACCAACAATTCTAAATTCATCTACGTTGGGTTCAAAGTCATCAAATGTTGGGTAATCACCAACTGGTCTACCTGATGAGTCTCCATATGCCTTTGCAACCTTGAAGTAGAACATATCAAGATCAGTCAACCCACTGTCAACACCATCAATCAAGACGTTGTTTACACCATCAGCATAGGTGAATGACCCTAGTTTATGGTGAGAGTATGATGGTTTCTTTGTATTACTATCATAGTCATAGTATGCAGTTTTGGTGATGTCTGCATCAAATATGGTGAAAGCAGTAAAGTAACAAGTACCTGTAACCCTGATTAAACCAGCATAGTCTATTGCATCATTTGCTGGGTCGGGAACATATAGTGGTCTTAACTTAGTTTTACGAAGATCTAAACCAATTATAGATGTACCACGAGGCATGATAGCACCACCTTCGGTACTATTATATTTGTATAGTTCGTTGTTGGCGTCTAATACATCAAAGTTTGTTTCAGTTGTAAACTGAGTCAATGATGTTACTTCATATCCAGCATTCTTTCTCTGTTTAAATTCTGCGTTACCACCATTGTTTGTGACAGTAAATCCAGGCCTGTTGTCAATGTAGTGTACGCCAGGATATGCTAAGATAGTTGTTTTATCAATCTTATCATTATTCTTACCAGTTTGATATGAGAACCTTGCGGCTTCAATCAGTGCCCTCTGAATGGTTTTAAAGGGTCTTGTTTGAGAATTACCTCTATTTTCTATGCTGTCAGTAGCATCGAAGTCACTGGGATTAACATATAGTATATTTCCCTCTGCGTTCTTCAGAAAGTTTTCTAATCTTGATAGAGGCATTTTACCTTCTTACTATAAATTTCTTCTAACCTATTTAGACAGATACAAATAAGTATCTATAGAAATATCTTCTGTGCAAGTCTATCTTCCTCGGTATACATGCCTGCCGTGATGAACGGTGCCTGTAATATATCTGCTGGTATGATGATTGCTCTGTTGTATTCCATTCCAAACATCATCATTTGTTTCCATGCAAGAACTGACTCATAAACATCTTTCCTAAGTGAAAAGGCATCAGCATCAGCGTACATATTTTTCATATCTTCATCAACTGTAGTCTTACCAGCAAATGCCCAAATATCAGTGCCACCTTCGGCAGTCATATTTTGGTTGAGAAAAATTTCACAAGTAAATTGAAATGGACTTGGGTTTTCTGGATAATAAGCCTGAAATGGCAACAGTTGTAATGGTTGTTTAGTAACTGTGTCCTGATTCATCCAGTCAACTAAGAAAGGCATGACTGACATGTTCCTTTCCATGAAATCATGATCTGTTGGTCTACCCCAAAAATCAACATCGTAACATAGTTCTTTGAATAATCTCTGAACATTCTTCCTTAATTCTTCTGTCTCATATACGGATCTTGTTCCTGAGTGATGATTTACTAAATTTATATCTTGTCTCTTAGGTAGTTTAAGAGCCAACTGCCTAACTTCATCAGGATTTTTGTAAAAATTATCTATCAACATGCAATTCCTTTTCTCAGGACCTACATCAGTGATAGCAATAACTTCTAGTGAATCACTTAATTCAAACATCTTTATTCTTGTCTTGCACTAATTGTTCGACCTCTGTTGCAACCTTATCCATTACCTCTCTTACATCAGTTCCTGATCCAGAGGTATGATAATAGTTCTGCCCTTTGGGGGCGTAATGTCGGGTGTGTAGTGTCCAATGCC